CACAAAGAAAGATACTTTTGATGTCTTGATGGATGGTAAAATCGCCAATCTTGCGGTAACGGATCCCCCATACAACGTCAACTACGAAGGGACAGCCGGAAAAATCAAAAATGACAATATGGATAACGCAGCATTCTATGATTTTCTGCTTGCAGCGTTTACAAACACTGAAGCGGCAATGGCGCAGGATGCATCCATTTATATATTCCATGCCGACACCGAAGGACTCAATTTCAGAAAAGCCTTTGTGGATGCGGGATTTTATCTTTCCGGCACTTGCATTTGGAAGAAGCAGTCTCTAGTTCTTGGTCGCTCACCTTATCAGTGGCAGCACGAACCGGTACTCTTTGGTTGGAAAAAGAAAGGAAAGCATCTCTGGTATTCAGACCGCAAGCAGACCACCATCTGGGAGTTTGAGAAACCTAGAAAAAGTGGTGACCATCCAACTATGAAGCCAGTAGCACTTGTGGCTTACCCCATTATGAACTCAAGCCTTACCAATTGTATCGTGCTAGATCCCTTCGGAGGTTCAGGAAGTACGCTTATTGCCTGCGAGCAGACAGATAGAATCTGCTACACCATTGAACTGGATGAAAAGTACTGTGATGTTATCGTTAAGAGGTATATTGAGCAAGTCGGAAACTCTGATGGTGTACTTCTTTTAAGAGAAGGTTCGAAATTCAGATACGGTGACCTACCGGAGGTGAATGCCGATGCGTAAATTGACACTCGGTTCACTCTTTGACGGCAGTGGCGGTTTTCCCTTGGGCGGTCTGCTCTGTGGGATCCAACCATTATGGGCATCTGAAATTGAGCCTTTTCCAATAAGAGTTACAACCAAACGAATACCTGGCATGAAGCATTACGGAGATATAATCAAGCTAAACAGAGAAGATCTTTCTCCTGTTGATATAATCACCTTCGGCTCTCCCTGCACTGATATGTCAGTGGCAGGCAAAAGAGCTGGTCTGGATGGAGAGCAATCCGTCCTTTTTTATGAAGCAATAAGAATCATCAAGGAAATGAGGTGTAAAACGAATGGACAATATCCAAGGTACGCAGTCTGGGAAAATGTCCCCGGTGCGTTCAGCTCAAATAAAGGAGAAGACTTCAAAGCAGTTCTCGAAAGCATCTGCCGTGTTAAAGACGAAACCATATCTGTTCCTAAAACTTATAGATGGCAGTCCGCAGGAAAAATTGTGGGAGATGATTTCTCTATTGCCTGGAGAGTGCTTGACGCACAATACTGGGGAGTTCCCCAGAGAAGAAAACGTATCTACCTTGTCGCAGATTTTGCAGGTGGGAGTGCCGGAGAAATACTATTTAAGTCAGAAGGCTTGCCTGGGTATTCTGAGAAGAGCTTCTGCTCGCGGCAAAGAGCTGCCGGAAGTGCTGAAGACGGCTCTTGTTTCTCAAGCATCTGCTTAAATGACCAAGGTGGCGACCGCATGGATATAACAGACGATGTGACTTGTACGTTACGCGCTGAATCACACCATCCTCCGCTTGTCTTTGAGAATCATTCACAGGACTGCCGATACACGGGGCCGCTCGACGTGGCACAGACCGTTCTTTCAACCTTTGGCACGGGCGGTAACAATCAACCGTTTGTGGTTGGTGATATGCCGAAAACGCTGAAAATCAGAAGTGGATGCGAAGGCGGCGGTAAAGGGGCTCTTATCCAAGAAGATAAATCTGCCACTCTTGGAACAAGCAACGATCAGACAGTGTTTGTGCCAAAGGTTTACGGCATCTGCTCTAAAGACAGCAATTCCATGAAGTCGGCTAATCCAAACAGTGGAGTTTACGAGGCAGATACTTCTCGTACCATTGATGGCAACGGTGGCAATCCTTCCTGCAACCAGGGCGGTATTGCTGTAGTGGAAAGCTATGCTCTGCAAGGCTCGATGATTGGTAGAAAAGATAAGAATGGGCCGCAGGGTGGCGGTGTCGGCGAGGATGTTTCCTTTACGCTTAACACCGTAGACCACCATGCCGTTGCTTACGGTATTGACCGTGCCGCATTCAACCAAGGGAATAATGCAAAATACAACTTTGCAGTTGATAAGGAAATCGAACCAACAATAGTTGCACAGGGTCCTGGTGCAGTTGCCCATCCTACATACAGTTCAAGCAAGGCATCATTTTTTACTTCTGCTGAAGAGGAACTGGCAAACACACTGGTGGCTACCGATTATAAGGACCCTCCGCTTATCAATGATACGGATGGGATTGAATATACGGTTAGAAGACTTACCCCCATGGAATGTGCAAGGCTGCAAGGTTTCCCGGATTATTGGTGCTCGAATCTCGGCACCGAAAATCCTATTGAGGAAGATATAGCATTCTGGAATGATGTATGGGAAACGCATAGAAAAATTATTGGAAAAAGCAGCAAGCCTAAGAGCCGAAAGCAGATCATCAAGTGGCTGCAGAATCCACATTCCGATGCTGCCGAATATAAGATGTGGGGCAACGGTGTGGCTCTGCCATGTGTGTGCTTCGTACTGACGGGCATTGTTTTATCAACACAAAATACCGCTGATTAATCGGACAGTATTTTCTACAGAAAGACGCTCTAAATGACTTGATATTTACATCGTTTAGAGTGATATATGTAGTACCGAAAAACGAAAGGCGGTATGAAAAATGAAGATTAACTATACTGTTACAGGTCCAGAAAGAAAATCACTGGTTAGTGCAATCAGCCAGGAGCTGAAGGCTCCGATTAAATACCTCGGCGCACCTACCTTTGCTTACGAGGTGGCTGGCTACCACATCGACAAAAATGGGATGCTTGAGGGCGAGGATAATTCCGGTCTGGTTGCTGAACTACAGGAATTGCACGACTTCAAGGCGGTTACAGAAAAATACGATACATCGCTCCCAGAAGCAGCTGAATCTATCCGACTAATTATCCAAATGCCGAGGTCAGCATTTACCAACACGGCACTTGAGAACCTTAAGGGATTGGTGGAAAGCAAAGCATCCCTCATCAAGAAAGCGCTTGGTACGGATTTAATTCCTATCATTGAAAATGAAGAAATTGTTGCTTTTCCTTGGTTTCAAGGTGAGTGCTCCTCGGATGAAGTCAAGGCCTACTCAAAATTCATCACGGTACTCTGCGAAATGGCGAAAAAACAGACCAGGGTCAATTCCACTGAAAAACCCGTGGACAACGAAAAGTATGCTTTTCGCTGTTTCCTCCTACGGCTCGGTTTCATTGGTTCGGAGTATAAAGCGGAACGCAAAGTCCTGCTTTCAAGGCTGACCGGTAACGCCGCTTTCAAAAGTGGAACCTCCAAGCATGCGGGGGTGAGTGAGCAATGAATATAATCCATCCCGAAATGTTAAAGTCACTTAAAAACTATTACACTCCAGGAACGAGAGTCGTGCTGGTAAAAATGAATGATCCTTATACCAAACTTCAGCCTGGAGCAAAAGGCACGGTAACTGGTGTTGATGACATGGGAACCATCCATGTGAGTTGGGATTTAGGCAGCTCCCTTGGAGTGGCTTATGGTGAGGATTCATGCAGAATAATTGAGGAGAGTAGCGATGGACAGTAAACTCATGGAGCAGATACTTGCAATCCGCGCCACTGGTGAAACAAATATGTTCGATGTTCCGAAGGTGCGGGAAATCGCCATGCGCGAGAAGTGCTTCGAACTGCTTGATTTCCTCACCGACAACACAGCAGCATATGCGCGATTTATTCTCACAGGCGAAGATGAATAATTAACCAAACACGAATTAGAGAACAGTGCTGGTAACGGCTCTGTTTCTCGTATAGATGAATTTTTGAGGACTTCCAACAGAGGTCTATTTTTTATGCCCATGAGAGGAGGTGGCGGCAATCCGAAAACTTAAGAAATACACACAGACACGGTTTAAATCTGGTGATTCGGTTTATGACAAGTCCGCGGCCGACTATGCTGTGACATTTATACAATCACTCTGCCATACCAAAGGCACATGGGCAGGTAAGCCTTTTGAGCTAATTGACTGGCAGGAACAGATTATCCGTGATGTGTTCGGAACACTAAAGCCAAACGGCTATAGGCAGTTCAACACTGCCTATGTGGAGATATCAAAAAAGATGGGGAAAAGTGAGCTTGCGGCGGCTGTTGCCCTGTTGCTTACCTGCGGTGATAACGAGGAACGCGCTGAAGTCTACGGCTGTGCCGCCGACCGTAACCAGGCGTCCATTGTTTTCAATGTGGCGGCGGATATGGTTCGGATGTGTCCGGCACTCTCAAAACGAGTGAAAATCCTTGACTCCATGAAGCGGCTCATCTTTCAGCCGACAGGCAGTATTTATCAGGTGCTT